CCTTCGACCCCGAAGGAAAAACTGACCCGACTGTCGTGGGGTATCACTTGATGGTGAGTCCCACGAGGCAACCATACATAGTCGCCTGGATTGAACCAGAATGGTTCATCGTTATTATGACCTTCCACTCGCATTTCAACGGATGCCAGAACTTGTACTAAAAACACGTCCATGGTATCACAATGCCAAGGGTAAGAGTCAGAATCTTTTCCAATGCCTGTAAAGGCAATGTTTGTAATTTTGTTACCGTGCAGGGCAAATACATCCTGCATCTCTTGCTCAATATCACGAGCAAACTGTGGGGCAGATGCCCTATCATGAAAATTGTTAAGACCTATCCTAAATTTTTTACTGTTGGAATCAATCAACTTATCTGGATGAGAGTTAAGTAATTCTATGTGTGTATTCCAATCATAGACATCACTTACCTCTAATGGAAGTTTACCAAAGAAGAACTTCTTGTCTGCAATGTAGTCATCCATATCTTCAAATATATTAAACATATTACTGAACCCAACAAACAGGATAGACACACCAATAAGGATTAAAGACACCTAACATCCATGCGATAAGGATCCATAAAGGAATCTTTGCCCAGAGTTTGTCTTTAGACCATTCTCTAAACCTAATCGCATAGGGTGCTAACTTTTCAAATATCCACTGACTCATTTATTACCTATATTATATTTAGGACATAACTCCCACTGATCCTTATCTTTGAAACCAATGATCTTGATAGTTCTCATAGGTGCACAATCTTTTGCAACTTCTTTGTTCTGGATCTCTACGAGACCCCAGTCTTGTAGTAGTGTTGCGATTGTATTCCTACGTTGTACATCACCATCTTCGAGGTTAGACTTCTTGCCATCTAACATGAAGAGTTCTTTGAAGTGTACAATGAAGTATCGACCTTGCTTATGTAGGATGTGGCAACTTTGAAATAGTTTGTTGTCACGTCTACTTGCGATTCCGATACGAGTTAATGTTTCTTTTACTTTGAGGAAGTCATCTGGTTCTGCAAGAGTAACCTCAAGCATCAACCCCGAATTCCATTCCACGATATTATTTTCTTCCACCTTTATCCACCTTATTAATTATTATGTTAAGTTGATCAGTGGAGAGTAGTGGCATAACTTGGCGTGCTTTATCCATGCTGTAACCATAATACTCTTTCACCTTCTCAATATTATTTTCCAAATCAGATTTAATCCATTTAGAGAAACGTTTTCGTTTCCTAACTATATTTATAAGAAAATGATATTGTAACTTAGCATTAAGGTGATGATACTTGTTCATCTCATTTGCGATTGCAACAGTATCGGGAAAGTAAGAAAGACTACGATTAACCACGAATGGCACGTACTGATTCTCAGTGTCTGGATCCTCCATAAGATCTTTCTTGGTACTATTAATAGAATTCAGAAAGTCGAATGGTGATAGTTTTTTCACAGTTGACATAATGTAACACCAGATTTTTGTAGAAATCCGATACCATCATCGCATCTCAAATGTTTAGTTTTATAATATACTTTACTTATACCACTCTGATAGATTAGTTTAGCACAATCTATACAAGGTGCTGTAGTAGTATATATGGTAGCATTATAACATGATTCCGAGGACATTGCAACCTTTGTGATTGCATTAGATTCAGCATGAATTACTGTATCATATGTTACCAGATCATTTTTCTGCTCATCAAAATATTCGCACTTGTTGTCCCAACCTGCGGGTTGTCCATTGTAACCAATAGAAATAATCCTATTGTCTTTTACAATGACACAACCAACCTTGAGTCTTTGGGCATGAGAAAGATTGGCATAGTTCATTGCCGTCCTCATGTGTGCGAAATCCCACTTGGTAGGTTTCTTATTCCTCTTTAATGAAAATACCATCTACCATTTTTCCTTTACGATCTTTAATATCAGCATAGGCAACTGCGAGGCAATGTGCCAGAGGTAACCCATTACGTTTTGCAATGTTAATTAACACCACCATGATGTCACCGATATCATCTGCCACGTCACGTTCTTTACATACGTTATCAGATAACTCACCTACTTCTTGAATCAACTTACATACTTGATCCTTATCGGTTGCACCATCTATAAGGTTACGTTCCATATGCCAGTGTTCTACTTGCGTAATAAGACGTTCGATATTTGGTTCTGCCAACTTATCCAACATACCTTTCTTGGCAGGTGTTATTACGTCAAACATATCTCCTTGTCTCATTTAAGTATCCTCACTTACATATGCAAGATACAATCCTAAGACTGCAAAACATACACCTAATACTACTAATCCTGCTAAAATTTCCATTTATTTAATCTCCACGTTTGCCATGATCTCAGTCATACAGGCAACTAAGTTAAGTTCGTGATCTGCCACGAACGCATTTTTGTATTGATAGTCTGCGAGAATCAACACAAGTTGGGGAATACTGGCGGGTGCCACGTATTCATACATGCCATCATAGATGCCACGAAATATTGATGCGGGTTCCATGTCCATATTCTCTACTACCCATCCACGCATCTTCTTAAAATCTTTGCTCTTTAATGATCGAAAAAGGGCACTATAGTTATCATTTATATCACTTATGATACATCTAAGATTCAATGTACCACCAATAGAATGACGTTGCAACTCATTAAGTACACGTCTCCAGTCGGGAGCATGTTTCATGATCAACTGTGCAAGTGTATCTTTGTTATACTCAACACCCTCACCCTTCAGTATCTCATCCGCACGGGTCATAAACTGACCACACAATCCTGCCATAACTTTCTTAGAGAAGTTAAACTCGTAATTAGAACAACGAGAGTGTAGGGGTTCGATCACTTTGTTCTTGAAGTTACATGTCAGAATAAACCGACAGTTCTTACTGAACTCTTCGATGAAACCACGCAGTGCGGGTTGAGTTGATTGGGGATTAAGGTAGTCTGCTTCGTCAAGGATTACTACCTTGTAACCGCCAGAGAGGGAGACGGACGAAGCAAACTGTTTAATCTTGCCACGGAGAGTATCAATGTTACCCTCTTCAGAACCGTTGATGACAATATAGTCAAGACCCAGTTCTTCGCACATGGCACGTGCGATTGTAGTTTTACCAGTACCTGCGGTACCAGAGAGTAGCATGTTCGGTAACTCTTTACCGTCAACTACTGCTTGAAATGTGTTCTTGAGATTATCGGGTAGGATAGTCTCGGATATTTTTTGGGGACGGTACTTCTCGACCCAGAGAAATTCATCTCGCATAGATACTCCATAATTAAAAAGTGTTTCTTATACTATACATTGTACAGCATAAGAAACGTTTTGTCAATGTGTTTGTGTGGGTATTGTGTTACCAATACGACAGATAGTATTATCTGCTGTTGCATACACCAGTTTAGGCATTACTACCCAATTGTCTGGTATATTTTCATATACACAGATGATGAGGTTATCACCTACCTCTGCCTTTCTTGCACCTGCTCCATTGACGGAGATGATGCCAGAATCTTCTTCTGCGAGAATGGCATAGGTTTCCCACCGTTCACCGTTAGTGACATTGTATACAAAAATATGTTCATACTCTTTTATACCTGCCGCCTTTAGTAGACCAATATCAATAGCAATGCTACCATCATAATCTAACTCAGTTCGGGTTACGGAAACCCCGTGCAATTTTCCTGTGAGAAATTGCTTACTCACGACTATTGCTGATCGTTTTGTAACTGTTCTACGAGTTGAATACACTCGATAGATTGGTCACGCAACTGCCCAATAGTAGAAAGTTCTTCTCCTTTAAAACCACCACGTTGTACAACTGTATCAATTACTGCTACAGTAGAACGTGCTACACGGTTTGCGAGATCCTGCAACACTGCCAGACGTTCGTCTACCTGTGGTGCTTCTGTTTTTGCTTCTTGTTTTGCCATGTTATTCTCCATAAGTTGATGCTTCAAGTGCGATAAAATATTCAATAGACGATTGCTTACTTGCAAAGTGTGAGATCCTCTTAGAAGATACCCCCACCATGAAGTCTTCATTGACTATCTTTAGGTTGTTAACGTTTATTACAAAGTTGAAATCAACTCCTTCATCATAAACTCCTTCAACAAAAGTGAAGAAACTATTAGACGTTGCATCGTCTTTGTCAACTACAGTTAACTTGACAGATCCACCACTCTTACCGTTTGGGGTAATCGAAATAAGATCATGACCAAGGACTGCACTTGCACGTTTCAATCTACTTAGTGTATCCGTATCTAAGGTAAATTGCACTTCTGGTTCTGGCATGATAACATCCTTTGTAGGGGACGATAACATATCGATGTCAGAGAAGAAGTACTTATTACCACGTAAACCCGTGGAATCAGAGATCACCACGTGCTTGTCTTCGAACTTCAGAGATGGGTTATCAACCAGTCCCATGATGTTCAAAAATTCATGTAAGTCATAAATACCAAACTCATTGGGTATAGACTCATCCAGTGATGCTTTCGCAAGGATGTTCTTTGCCATTGAAATGGTTTTCAGTTCGTTGCCTTCACGAAACACAATATTACTATTAATGTTTGCAAAGTTTTTTAGTACTCCAAGAGTACGATCAGATAGTTCCATAATAAATCTCTCTATTTTTAGTTAATATACGGTCATTGTAACACAAAGAAATCGACATGTCAACCCCTATGCTACTTTTAATTTGGAGAAGTTTTTCTCCTTCACAAATTCTAACTTGCGTTGGAACTGTGCGTCTTCCAATTCTGCTTTGTGTGAGATAACAAACACGTTGGTCTCTTCCCCCAAACTATACAGGATCTTCATTAGATTGTCAACCCCATCATCATCCAGAGACGAATCAAAAGTTTCATCAAGTATGAGTAAGTTGGTTGCCACACTATTCTTCATCTTAGCAATCTGTCTCCACGTAAATAGTAGGGACAAATCGATACGTTGTTTCTCACCTTCAGAGAAAGAATCATAAGAGAAGTTGTCACGGAAACGTGAACGTATGGTCTCTTGGAAACTCTCATCCAGATCAAAGTGGACGAAGAAATCTAATATCTGTAAGTACTGGTTAGTCAACTGATTGATGACAGGTATGTACTGCTTAATAATCTTGGTCTTGATACCAGTATCACGTAGCAACTCACTTGCCACTTGATTGTACGAGTACTGCTCATTAAGTTGGTACTTGGCATCTTGTGTCGTGTGTAGTTCATTGGACAACGTTTCAAGACTATCATTTGCTTGTTTGAGATCACCAGTGTTATCTGATAGACCATCAATCTCTTTACGTATTCTATCTACCTGCTTATATGTACGGGTGATAGTGCTGTTGTTATTGTTGACTTCGTTCTGCCAGTTACGTATTGCTTCTGCCATTGCAGTCAGTGATTCTTGTATTGATTCATACTCATCATTCTTGACCTTTGCTTTGGACATAGCATCGTTAAGATCTTTGGCACGTGCCTTTGCTTTTGCTACTTTATCTTTACGAATATTCTCATCTATATCTTGGTCACATGACGGACACGTCTCGTTCTCTTCGAAGAACTTTGCCTCCTTAACTACAACCTTTGCCTGTGCTTTAAAGGTAGATAGGTATTCGTTTAGATCCTTTGACTTCTTACTTAGATCTGTAATCTGTTTAGTCAATGGTGGTTCTTTGGACGTGATGTCCTCAGTTAGTTTTGTATTACGTGCTTGTAGAGTCTCCACCTCTGCCTGTAGCACTTCTATCTCTGTCTCTTTGTCTTTACGGTATGTTGCATTGACGGCAGATAAATCACGAAGATACTTCTTCTGTGAGTTAATCTTAGTCTTGACCAGTTCTATCTGGTGAGTATTGGATTGCATTTCACCCTTGAGTATTGACATCTTCTCCTTTAGGATGCCGTTCATCTTAGAGAATATATTGATGTCGAGTAGATCCTCGATCACCTCACGTCTTGCACCCCCAGATAATTGCATGAAAGGAACAAATGAACTTGATCCCAAAACAACAATCTGGTGAAACGATTTGTGAGTCAACTTGAGTATGTTCTTCTCAAGCATCTGCTGATACTCTTTAGCATGAGATGCTTGGTTCATCATGTTGCCACCAACCCATATCTCAAACCTGTTTGGTTTAATCCCACGTACAATCTTATACTCTTGCTTACCAATAGCAAACTCTACTTCTACTTCTGTGCCTTTGGCATTGATTGTATTGACCAACTGTGGTTTAGAGATCTTACGGTGTGGTTTGCCAAATAGAGCAAACGACAGTGCGTCCAACATAGTGGACTTACCTGCACCGTTTTGACCTACAACCAGAGTGGTTGGAGATGCGTCAAAATCTATGTTGGTAAATGCATTACCAGACGATAGAAAGTTTTTGTATCTAAGTTTCTGAAATTTTATCATATGCGTATTATA